TGCAGTATTACCGCCAACTTTTGTTGCATCTACAGAAGTGATAGAAGCACCATTACCGGCAATATTAGTTACAGTGAGTGTATTTGTTATTTTGTTAAATGTAAAGTCAGCATCACCAGAAAGAGCACCAGAATCATTAAATTGAACTTGTGTATTTGCGCCTGCTGTAGTTGCTGCTGGAGCTGTCCAATAAACACCACCAGAAGAGTTAGAAGTGAGGATTTGACCGGCAGTTCCGGAAGCACCATTAGCATAAATGTATGTTGGCTGAAGATTTGCTACAATAATCTTATCGATACCAGAAGTAGCGTTGGCAACCAAAGCTTGGTTGGCTGTAAGAACGCCTGGATATCTCTTACCAGAGATAGGTTCTACGGCGCCGCCTGATCCAATAAAGAGGATATCACCATTTGATGTCCAAGCTAATTCACCATTAGCAAGTGATACTGGTGTTGCTGTAGTAGTACTTCTTTTAATTTGAATTTGGTTTGCCATTGGTGGTTCCTTTGTTATTATTTTTTAAATTATTTATATTTTAGAACGTTCCACCGTTAAGATCACCTTCAACCTCACCTAAATTAACTTTTTTAACTTCATATGTGTCTGTACTAGCATTATATACTAAAGTAGAACCATCTTCTGGTGTTGCAGGCTCCGAAACATCGGCCAATTGATCTAATCTACCAGCTGAAATTTTAGTAGTGTTTTTTAAAGTAACGGGTGTAGAAGACTGAATAACTTCACCTGTTGTATTAGCAGTTACTCTTATTGCTTTCTTAGAAGAAACAACTATATTAACCATTATCTGGTAACCTGTGGTGTAACTGTGACTATACCTTCAACTATCCTAGATATACTATTTGAAGCATCAGTAAGTTCTACATCATAAACATATCTTCCCCCAGTTAAATTTGCAGTTTGATTTGCAGTTAATGATAGAGTTATAATACCAGCATTTGCATTTATTGATGTAGTAAATGATACAGAATTTGAAGAAGTATAGTGTTTTCTTATCTGTGAATTAGCACTATAACCAGAAAGAACTAAAGCATCACCATTTTCATCGGTCAAATTTAAATCTGTAGAATATGTTGTTCCCTGATCTATTACTAAGTTTGCTTTTATTGCCATTTTTATACACCTAGTGCAAATCGAGTAAAGTTGACAGTTGTGTTTGTTGAAACAGGAGTGCAATTAATAAACATATGTGTAGCATTTGCACCAGCGGATATTGAGACAACAGAAGTATTTGTATACATTGTACCATACTCAGTAACATAAGCAGTTGTACCATCATGAATGACTAATATCTTACTAACCTGATAGGCATTTGCTGTATTATTATTAGCAGAAATTAAATATTCAGCAGATCTTGTAGATGATAAAGATATACTGTCCATTACTTGAGAAGATGTTCCCGTAAAAGTAATTGTGTTTGAGATACCTAATCCTGATAATGCAGCCACCGTAGCCACATTACTTCCACCTACTACTATCATTGAAGAATTTACAGTCACAGAACCCGTAACTATAGAAGTAGAATTGATAACTACATTGACTGAAGAATTGCCAATATTTAGATATGAAGTTGTTAAATTAACATTTGCTCCAACATTAATACTAGTAGCATTGGCAGTAGTTGTATTAATACCGCCGGCAGCATTTGCTAATCCAGCAATAGTTGCAGTATTAGAAAATGTAACAGCACCTGTAACTGCTAAAGTATTAGAAAAAGTAGCATTTCCAGTAACAGATAATGTATTAGAAAAAGCAACAGTGTTAGTTACGGCTAGTTGTTGACTTATTAAAACATTTGCGTTGAAAGCTGTGTTAGTTTGGAATGTTAAGACACTATTTGTTGTAACATTTCCACCACGAACAAATGTAGCAACAAGAGTGTTTGCTCCAAAGTGGCCATTTACGAAACCATTACCAGAAGTTAGAGCTCCAGCAGAGTTGGCTGTTACAACTTCAGTATCTAATAAAGTAATAATACTATTAGTTCTATCAATCCAATTTTGAAAAGTATCTGCAGTTGTATTGATAGAAGATAGAGTTTTAGACATAAATTATTTCCGTTCTATAACCTGTAATAATAACTCTTTTAATTGCTTAACTTCATCTTCTAATTTTTCAACTTTTTCTTTACTCTCATTAGCAAGCTTAGCATTATTCACTGCATTTTTTACAAGAGCTAATTCATTTTTATTCTTATTTATAATGATTCCGGTATTCTTATTTTTATAAAAACCCGGTATGTTTGTTGCAATTAAATTAGTCTTTCTTTTTTTCTTATTATTCTTTTTAATCTTCATGTTGAAACTGCTACTGCTCTTAAGCTCTGAACAAACGGGATATTATAGCTATTATTTGACAAGAAAACAATCTTTAATTTAAAGCTATTAAACTTATCAAATTCTGTCATACTTGAACTATAGTATCTTACTACGTTATCTGTAGTAATATTATTAAATGCTTGATACTTATGTTCAAGTTTATCAATCTTTAATCCAGTACCCGTAATGCTATTATTTGTTATAGGTGTCTTCAGTGTTAATAATGTATTATTAGAAACTGTATCTACTACACCTACAATATAATTATTGGGGAATAGAGCAGGATATATTTTAACTAAGTCATTAGCAGCAAAATCAGTAGAGAATGTTGTGCTAGTACCGGTAACATTTGTTTGATCTATTGTTGTTGAAACATATCCCGCAGAAGTGAAGTCTGTATTTGGATATTGAGTAAAGCCGTAAGTATACTCTATAATATCATTTCTATTCTTAGAATATGCATTAACTGCTGAACTCTTTTGTTCTAATAGAGTCCAATCTTTATCATCAAAAGCATCTACATCTAGATTATTATAGATCTTAGCAAATACTTTTATATCAGTTCCGACTGGTCTGTGCGCATTAATATATACTAAGATATCTTCAGCTGCTACGTTTGCTTCTAAATTAACCTTTGTTGTGATGTGCTTGCTATACGCATTTCCATATTTTGTGTTTTCATCTGTATAATCATTATTAATGACATATCTTGTTAAGACAACATCTTTTAAAGAACCGATTTTAGGTGAAACGAAATCATTTACTATAGTTGGTGATATCTGCAATACTACTGAATTACCATAATCATTTGCATAGACAGTAGAATTACCACTAGCAACTATAGCAGATATTTCGTTTGATCTTGAAGGAAATACAACTGCATCTTCTGGAGAAAATGTATAGCTCACAAAGTTGCTTACATTTTTACTAAATGGTGTAGCATCTAATATAGTGTTGCCACCAGCATCAAGAGTGTAGTTGAAAGTTATATCAGTGCTATACTCTGCCTGTGCAGGATTAATAAGATTTAAAGCCAATGAACCTTCATTAACTTTAATATCAACTAATTGTGTATTAACTACATAAGCATTGCTTACAGAACCATATATTGTTCCGTTATTAGAGAATTTGAGAGAACTATTTGCTTGAGAATATGCTAAGACTAATAGATTTGATTTTCCACCATCTAGATATGAAGACTTAACAGCTTCTACCCATGCTACAGGAGCTTTATAGAATTTGCAAGCTGTGTTAGTAAAGCTAGTTGGTCTATCGATAGTCAATACAGTATTTGATGTTACAGAAACAACTTCTCTGAGTTCGTTTTGACCACCGGCATTTTGGATAACAATCCATTCATAGTCAGAACCTTGATCAAAATAAGTGTCAAATAAAGTTCCATTACCTGTAATTGTAGTAGAAGTATTACTTACAGAAATATTTCCTGTAGCATTTGCTTGTACTTGATAAACTTTCTCATTATGCTTAAAATCTTTTGCAGAAGAACTTAGTTCATTGAAATGAATGAATTCTCTACTATTATTTCTAACAATAATATTGGATAGATTTGCATTAATAGGTGTTCCACTTGTTGCAAATCTAGCAATATTAACATTGAACTTCAAGTCTGTTGAATTGTTCGGTATCCAACTGTTACCAGAACTTGAATAACTGTAATAATTACCAATATATTTTCCGGCAGGTCCAGCAGTTTTATTTGTTGTACCTAAAATATATTCGCCTTCTGTACTCGTCCAAAGTTTAAAATTAGAATTTCCGTCAAACTTAACTAGAATAGCATATTCAGTATTTGTTTTAACGTTAACTAAATTTGAAAACATGAATTTAGTTTTTACTGAAGCATTTTCAGAATCAACACCAATAAAACCATGTTCTAATCTAGAAAATGGCATATAAGATGCTTCATCTATAATTGGAATTCTATCTTTAGTAGGAACGATGGTAACACTACATCCAGGATTAGTTAAACCGCTTATCGATGTTGTTGCATCAGAACTTGATTTGCTTTTAAAGAATAAATCGATACTGCTAATAAAAACTTCAGTAGCATTATCTACTGCATCTGCATCAATATAAAAAGTCTGCGCAAGATTAAATGCTACTTTTTCTGCTGCAGAAACTCTTTCAGTAAATGTAGAATTATCAGTCTTATCGATATTCTTACTTTTTACAAGTTTCTTGCCAGGGTTAATATTAACAGTATGTGTTCCATCTGGAAGTGTCAACTTATAAGTCTTAAATAAGAAATCTTTATATCTATTAACTTTTAAAGATGTATTCTTAAGAAGATCATCACTTAAATTATTATTATCTGGATGATAATAATAAAAAGCCAACATACCATTTTCGTCTGTTTTTAATGGATCTCCAACTTCACCAATTTCAATTACATTGTCAATCTTTGTATTTAAATCAGAATAATTATAATCATTGAAAAGTATTTCATAGTGAATATCACTATGTGAATATGGAATATTATATCCATCAGTATCTAAGTTTGGTGATCTTTCATTGGCTTGATAATAATTGAAAACTGTATTATAATTTTCACCCTTTTTAACTTGCTGAGTATAAGAACTCAAGTCTTCACCATACTCGTCTACAAAATTATAGACAGTATTTGGCTTTAAACCATAAGTTCTAAATTCTAGAGAAGCTTTATTGAGTTTAAATCTACCTGATCTTCTCAGCTTGTTAAATGCTACCATTGCTTTAATTTCTCCGAAATATACTTTTTATTATTTAGCTTCAAATCATTCGCCATCATCATCACCATCGTCATCATCACCGTCATCATCATCGTCGTCATCATCATCGTCATCTTCGGCATCAGCACATGTACATGTATCGCCAGTTGTATCAGTATCTCCTGTGCATGGTGCATCATCATCATCGTCATCATCTCCACCATCATCGCCGTCATCATATACTGGATAATCTACACCAACACCAGTTCCAACACCAGTTCCACCGACACCAGTTGTTATAACACCTGTTCCACCAACACCAGTACCAGTCCAATCTGTACCACCTGTGCCTGTAGTTACTTCTCCTGTAGTAACTACGCCAGTACCACCAACACCAGTACCACCGACACCAGTTCCGGTTGTCGGTGGAACATAGACATATGTAGCTACAGGCTGAGAAACTATTTGAAACTCTTGATACGCCGGTTCTGTATCACCGTTAATGGTTATATAAAAATTTTCTCTAAGAGGATATAACATAGTTTTTTACCTTAATAAAATTCATTTATTCTATTCCTATTTACTTGTTTATATCCAACGTTGCAGAATATTCTGGATCTTTCTCTTCTGTAAAGTTTTTATTTGAAAAGTCATCAATAAAGAATCCAAACTTAAATCTATTAATTTCAGGTGAAATAGAACTTGGAATTACTTTATTTTTAAGATTACTTTCAGCCAATGAAAGACTTACAGTGTATTCAAGATTCTGAATGCGTCGATCAAGTCTACCAATATCTTTCATATTGTAAGCTTTTGCTTGTGAAGTATTGTCCATTTGTCTAGAAATAGTTCTATCTATTATTCTATTGAAAACAAAATTTTCACTAGCAATTTGCTTATCTAATATTTCTTGCAACTGAGTAGAAGGATTTTCAGGAATAGAAGGATAAGGTGGTACTCTTACATTACCAATCTTTATACTATCTCTTGTTCTTCCAGTTGTAGTTAGACCACCATTACTTATACCTTCAGTTACAGTTATAGTATTATTTTTATTAACTCTAACTGTATCAGTTCTACCTGTATAGAATTCTACTTGCGCTGTTAATCTACTATCAGGAAGAGGGAATCTATATTCTGTATTTGCAAATAAACTATTTGCATTCAATTCTTCTGGATTAATTGTAGCTAATGCAACATTAGATGTCAAGTTTGCATTATTATTCGAATGAGGTCTAAAATCAAAACATTTTAATAAATCATAATATCTATTTTCATTTGTAAAGAATTCAGGCACTTCCATAGTATGCATGCTTGTATTCAAATTAGCTAAAGCTTTAGAATCATTGACCGCAATCTGTTGAGCATTTGCTGTTAGATACGACACAGAAGTATAATAACCACTTACAGATGTATTAGCTCTATCAAATTCTACAAGCAACCAATCAGTATTTGCTAGAGAAAAGTTTACTTTAGGATTTAAATATAACCAACCATTATCAATATAATCTTCATTATGATTATGATCGATATAGAAATAATTTGTAACATCTGTACTATTTGTATTAACTGTACTACTATTAGACTTATAAACTTTTCTAAGTCTAATTATATCTTTTACACCTAAGTACCACGGACCAACAGTATTTGCTGTGTTATTTGCGGTGCTAATTTTAACAAAATTATTTCTGCTTGCTGTTTTAGTTCCAGCTGCTGCACCAATTCTTTCAACATTATAACCAACTATAGTATGATTATTTGAAGGTGTTTCAATTGCACTTCCAAGATTTATAGTTAAAATGTTTCCATTTGCATCAACATTGGCTGAAAGACCATCTCTTGTTCCAAACGGAATTGGAAGATATCTTGGATAATATCTCTTAATATAAGAAGTTGTATTTGCAAAAGATACATTTGAATCAACAATAATTAATGTATTATTAACAATATTTTTAACTAACTTTATATCATAGCTTGCAGTATTAGAATAAACATAGATGTAATCACCTATTCTTAAGTCTGATATAAATGTAGTTGAAGATCCAACCAAGTTTGGTGAAGTAGTTGTAGCAGTCACTGTTCCTGTTACTGCGGCATTTGCTTTAAATCCTTGACCAGCTGGAGCTACATATAAAGACTGTAGATCTGATGTACTTAATGAAGAAGAATATGGGAAAAATTCATCAGCAATACTTGTATAAGAAATTGTTGCTGTACCATTACCACTCATAGCAACATTTGATGCTACAGTTCTGTAAGTATATCTTACATTATTAGCATTTTTAATTGTTCTTCCAGTATTAAATACTAATTTACCATTTTTACTATCTTTTGATACAGCGATATCACTGTTAGATGTAGCATCATATTCCAGTATGATATCAGCTATACCTTTAATTGTGCCATCATAATATACGCTTTTGGCATCTTTAAAGTTATAACCAGGATATATGTTAACTTGGAATAGATATAATCTATAAACTGCAGAAGATGTACCAGCTACTCCATTTTCTAGAACAAGCGATCTTACTCTTGCTTGTCCAATATTCGTTCCAACCGGTGTTATAGATTCTGCTGTAGCTAAATCAGAGTTTGCAATATAATCTTTTGCTGTATCATATAGCTTTACGATATCACCAGTATTAAACTGGAACATACCAGCAAGATCAGAAACTCTGATATAATTGCCATAATTTAAACTTATATTTACATTTGCAGTTACAGTATCTAATGATTTAGGAACATCTAAAACAAAATTTGATTTTGTTGTTACTCTGTAACCACTAATATATGCTCTACCCGGATCTACTACTATAGAAAATGTATTTCCTTCAAATGCGGTATTTGCAGGAGAACGTGTAGTCATTGCAAATGGATCTAGAACAAAGTTACCAGATTGATCTTTTGTTCTTTCTGCCATTTCATCGTTTATAGAATTGAAAGCTGTAAATTGATTTTGTCTAAAAGGATAACCTTCAGAGAAACTTGTTAATATATAAGTTTCTGCATTTGCTTCTGCATTTGCTGTAGCAGTTACAACCAAATTAGCTGTCAACTTTAATCTATCAGCACCAGGAGCAGTTTCATTTTCAGTACCAAGAGCATTATCTAATAGAGATGTGTCAATATTAGAGTTAATAATATCTTCTGTTGTTTCAAATACTACAGAAACACTGTTTGGTACATTATTATATTTAGAAACTATAATAGATTGCGGTTCAACTCTTATAAAGTGACCCTTCTGATATATAATACCTTCGCTTACACCAAACTGATAACTATTGCCTACAGCTGTAGCTCCATCAGCTACGACTACTTTAGTATAAAAGTTTCTAGCTTCAAGATCTAAACTGCTAAGACCAGCTTCGTTACCAATAGATCTTACTCTAACTGTAGGAACATATTCATAATCACTACCTCTAGATGTTAAAGCAACATTTGTAATTTTACCAGCTGCTGTAGTTCTAACAAAGCCAAGTGCATTATTACCAAACTTTGTTATAATTGTAGCTACTGCAGTATTTGTTGTTATTTCATTACCAACGTCTACTGTCCATAGATTTGCTGTAGCATTAACATTTGCTAATACTGAATCTAATGGTTTTAACTTAAGAAGAACCCAATTATTAGATGAATATGTTGTAGTATCTATATCAATGATCTGTAAATTTGCACCATTTGTTGTATCAGTTACATATTGACCATTTGTAAATGAACCAGAAGTAACATTTACAGTTATCTGTGGTGTTATAACAACAGTATCAGAATTAGAAAAATTCAAGCCACCATTATTAACAGTGATATCGCCAAGTCTTTTATTTTTATGATAAACAGTTAGAACTTGATTTGGATCATACGAATATTCAGTTCCTGAATCACCAGCATTTCTATAACGAATATATAAAGTTTTAAGATTAGGATCTGTAGATTCATAACCATCAGAAACGTTTACAATTGTAGATAAAACGTTGTTTCCGTTTTTAACTCTAAAGCTTGAGTTATTTAAAATATTAATATTTACAGGGGTACCATAAAAATCATTATCAAGAAGTTTAACGTATCTAATAGTATCGTCAAACGAAAATGAACAACCATCTATAATAGTTCCTCTCTTATAGATGTTATTACCAAAACGTTCAACTTGATTTTGCAGAATAGCTTGAAGTTGATTTAATTCTCTAACTTGTACTGCAACTCCTGGCTTGAAAAGAATTCTATGAAAATTCTTAGCCTCATCGTAGTCATCAAAGTATGGAGATACATTAAGATCTTTTTCGATAGCCATCTAAACCCCTTAAAATTCAAAAATTATTTTAAATACTTCTTTTTGTGTTTCATCTCTTTCAACTACTTCAATATTATTGAGATATAATATCTCTCCAGATCCATATACTAATTCACCAGGATAAGAATTTGATACATGAGCTATTGCTAAACTATCATTTCCTGTTACAGTATAAGATACATTACCTACATTACCAAAAGAAAATGAACCAACTGTGTTACTTACATAAAGAAGAATACCGTTACTAGATGTATTTATTACAGAATGAAGAGTAGCATTTGAAGTACTCAGATTACCTTGATATATTATTTCATTTTCTGTAAATGTACCAGAAACAAGGTTACCAACAAATTTGCCAAGTTGTATAAAAGTATTAAATCCCTTAGCTACATCATTTCTATATACGGTTGTTACAGTTCCAATTGTCCCTGATTCTACACCAATGACTTTATCATTTGTCTGGAATATACCTTGCACATTTGATAGTAATATAGAGTTTGCAGTTTTAATATCAGTTAAATAACCATTTGATGAGATATTAGCAAGATACATCCATATATTATTAGAAGAAACAAATGTATTTGTAGTTAGAGTTATAACTGTCGAATTGACAATGCTATTGACAGTATGAATAAAATGTTCTGAATCATCACTAGTTTTTAGATATAATAAGTCTCCGGCACTTAATTGTGTATCAAATGCTGCAGAATTACATACTATATTTGCAGTAGCAGAATTACTTACCACATTAGTATTAATTCTTACTGGTGTTATCTTAATAATTTTTTCATTAGGTGTAAATGATCCTACAACATTATCGAGTGCAAGGTTCACATTATTGAATAATGGATCTTTTAATATACCAACTTGATTAAATTTATTAGTTGTTAAGATAGTATTGCTTTCATTGTTAGCAAACTCAACGCTTATGATCATATTCTTAGAATAAAGTTCATTTTCTATAGATGAACCGTGACCACCGGGTGGTGAATAGATCGATCTAACATTTGCTTGATTGAAGTTTTCGGAAGTGGAAACAACACTTGATACTTCAACTGAAGCTTCATGAAAATTATAATTTTTTCCAGGTTCAAATATTTCAATCTTATGAATGCTATTTGAAGAACTTGAATTTATAATAGCTCTAGCTACAGCATTAATAGTTTGACCAGAACCAACTATTTTTACATTAGGATATATTTCCCATTCTGTGCCATTGGTTGGTACAGTTGTAAATTCACTGTTAACAACAATATAATTACCATTCGAATTTGTGAAATAATCTAATACCTTTCTATATTGTCCAACACCTGTACCAGATGAAAGATATATTAAACAGTTAGAATAGAAAGTATTAGTAGTATTAATATTTGAATTTGAGATTTCATATAAAACTGAATTACCATTTATTTTTATCTGTGAAGTACTGAAAGTTCCTTCTAGGTAATTATCATATCTTTTTCCGCCGTCGATAACTTTAATTAAGTTAATAGAGCCATCAACTGCACTACTTGTTACAGAACTATTAGAAACTAAAGGAAAATAATCTTCAGTAGCAAACTTTGACTTTATAGATGAACTAACTGAAAACATATATTTCCATCTATATCCATCAGATGTTTCATATAATTCTGTATTTGAACCTGAAATGTGTGATATATCAGGAGTAATAGTTGAATATGTATTTCCATTATTATCTAAGCATTTATATACGTGATAATACGAAGAGGCATTAACTATTGCATAATAGTTTTTTATATTAAGAAATTCATCTTGATCGTCATACATATCATATTTTGTGTTTGATACGTATGGAATATTTCTTATTCCAAGTTTAATATCAGAAGGAGTTACGCGTTTACCCATGATCATGTTCTGATATGTATCGATAATGATACTTCTATCAGACTCATTTATATCTCTGATAGTAGGTCTATCATATTGGTCACCAACAAACACATAGTATGCAGTATTTGTAGTCTCTGAAACAGATTCTAAGAACTGCGTAGCTACATGGTGTTTATTATGTACTGTTGTTAATTTTGTTGCCATTATTGTACCGTAATGTTTACATCTAAAATATTAATACTTGCGTTGGCATCTTCAGCATATTCATATCTAGAGAAATATTTCGTGCCTGATAAATGAAGAACCTGTTTAAGCATTTCTTCATATTTATTAAGAACGACAGATGATATAATTTCATATGAATAATCTTGATAATAACTGCCATCAAATAATTTCTTTTGATCACTTAAGAATCCACCCTTCTGACTATAGAATCCTTGAGCTTCACCCTGTCTTCTTAGAATAGCTATTCCGGAAGCTATAGAATCATTATTAGAAGATGTTATAGAAACTGTTTCTGAATTAACGAATCCATAACCAGAGTCTAAGACTTGAAGTTCTGTTATGGCTCCATTAGAAGTTTGTACTCTATTATCAACTACTGCATTAAAACCAATATAGTCAGTGGTAAAATCAACATTAATAGCAGTTACGTTACCATATGCACCACTAGTTTCACCAAATATTCTTGTTGCTGTGTTTGTAGTAATAGCAAAAATATCATTCCAAACTAGTTTTTCAAGTCTTAATTCATTATTACTAAAGCTTTTTACAATAGCATAAGCGTTAGAACCAACGTTTTGAGTAACAATCTCTCCTGGTAAAAACGTAGCAGTATTATTTGCGATAGTTAATATTTTATCTTGCTTTTGATAGCGATAAGTTTTAGGTTCATATATCAAAACAAACGGCGGATAACTATAACCAGAACCAGGATTTATTCCAGTAATTGCTGCAATTTTACCAATTTGATTATTAGAATATGCAAGTGCATCATCTATAATTGTTGTTAAGTTTGCTGTAGGTAAAGCATCAAAACCATAAGTTGAATCGAGTTCTGTATTAGAAAACTCATAAAGATAATCGGTGTTTAAATCAATATATTCTTCATATAACATATCATTTGAAATGCTAAATGAAGCACCTGTTCCAAGACCAATATTTTTTACTACTGCTGTTGTGTCATATTTTTCTGCATTAGCATAAACATAATTATTATTATATGCAGTATAAGAACCATTTACACTATGTACACCAATTCTAAGTTCTACGGATGCTAAGTTTGAAACTAAATTATTTGAACTATAAATTGCTCTAGATGATCTAAATACACCAAAGCTATTAGCAACTTCCAGTATACCATTTGAACCTAAAGTTTGTGTATATTTCAATACGGTTCCGTTTGCAGTAACAGTATTACTTTCATTAACTTGATAAATTATTTCATCTTTAATAAATGACTTATTAGTATTTGCAATATGCAGAGTAACATTAGATGATACGCCAATAACGTTTGCTGATACCGTCTTATCAACATAACCATTTACAACTGATTGATTGGCGCCAATCGTGTTACCGGTAGTATAGAAAGCATTAGCCTGAAGGTTACCAGAATATTTAATTATATAAATCTGACCATTTGTGGCAGTATTTGTTGAGCTTGATATGACTTTGCCAACACCTTTTACATCATTATTCGCATGATATGTGTATATGTAATCATTAGGTGTAAAATAACCATTTGCATTTAAAAAATTTATGTTTGCTTGTGGCTGATACACATTATTTAATATTTCAAAGTAGTTATTTACTTGTGTATTGGATACATTTACATTTGATAGTGTTAGAACTTTTTCTGAAATTAATATACTTGCATTATCTGTGTATGCATAACCACCATTAATAAGTTCAAAGTCGACAGTTCCTATAGCAGAGTTAATAGAAACTACTCTAGCTTTTGCGTTAATACCATATACTGAGCTTAAATCAACAATATCACCAACTGCATAATCAGAACCTACACCGATATCAGAAACTAATACGTTATTTAAAGATCCCGATATAAACGTTTTTCTATCTCCATCAAGAACACCATCATTAACAACATTAATATATTCACCAGTAACAAAATTACCCTTTAAAGAAGAGATGTATAATACATCTATAAGTCTACCCCTTACTTTTTTTCTAACTACTGCATCAACATATGCTGTAGCAGATGAAGATAAACCTATGATGGTTTCACCAGAAAATACTTTATTAATATTGTTGAGGTTTACTTCTAAATATTTTTGTTTTTTCCATTTACCAGAAGACAATGTGAATACATCATCGCCGGGATAATACACTTGTGCTGAAACACCAAACACTAGTTTGAATAAAAGATCTATAGATCTTTCAGTACCCTTAGATCTATATAAATCTAGTGTATGTTTTAGAAGTTGTCTAGTATTTGTATTAGTTTCAAACTGAATATTCTTTAAATATTTTTCTTTAAAATAAACTAGAAATTCATCAGTAGTAGAATCAATATCTTTATAATCAAAATAATTTCTTGAATGTTTTAAAGCATTTTCATTTTCTAACCATTTATAATATTGCTTAACAAATTCAATAAAGATCGGTCCTTCTTCTTTATAAAAAGAAGGGAATTGATTTTCTATTAAGTTAGAAATTTTCTTTTCAATTATTTCCATTAAACTCTAACCGCTTCAATCTTTACTTTTACTTCTGTCGGTTCAATAGTTAAAATAGTATTTTTACTTACACTAACATCAGTATCTCTTGGACGTGCATAGATTTTTATCTCATTACCTTGATATGAGTTAACAGTAAAATTAATTAATTTAATTAGTCCTGTATTATAATCAACTGTTCCAATATCTCTGATTTTTTTATGCATATCACCAATAGGCTGAACTAATCTTAATACGCCTTCACCATTATCTTCTATACTTACATCAATACCATTATAGTTAAATAAACTACTAGAAATAGTATGTCTATCGGATGACGGATGACTATCCAATAAAAGAGGTAGATCATCTGTTAATGATACGTTAAATAAAATATCAATGTTTTGTGGTGTTCCTAAAATTGGAACTATTTTTTTATAGATTAAAACATCAGTAATATTACTTACTATACTTGAATCTGCAGAATCGATTGTATAATTAAGTTTGCTATTTCTAAGAGTAGCATTAAAATCATCCAGATATAATTGATTATAATCTAATATAGCTTGAGTTACAAGAGTTTTTAATCTATCAGGTGTAGACTTAGAAATGTTAATATTATATCTTACTTTTGAGTCAACAGAAAGATACGTAAATATTGGTTCTGTTATTATAGGATCTATAGAAAGTGGTGATCTAGCTTTTATGAATGAATAATATTCATTTCTTTTGTTTTCAGGTATACCATCTACATTAGATACATCAATAGCAATAAAAACTTTACCATATCTTGGCGGATCAACTTCTTCTCCACCATAAACAGAAAGAGTGTTGATTTCAGGAAACTGTGTTTTTAACATGATTTCATAATCAGAAGTTGTTATAGCTCTTTCTTGAACTTGAAAGTGTCTAGGAGCATAGTACTTAACAGAATCAAGTGATTCTCTCTGCATACCACCTATAGCATTTTCTAAAACTGTAACTTCAGGTGTTACTAATATATCGCCATTAGTTGGATCAAAATTGATTGATAGTTCTTTAACACCATCGGCTCTTTCACCATTTGATATTCTATAGTCAAGAACTATTCTGGAATTATTTTTTGGTTTTTTACCAATAACACCATCACCAAATATTATTTCATAATTACCAAGATCACTAGCTTGTAAAAAATAAGCCTTGCTTGATGATCCTAGACCAAGTAGAGTTGTGCTTTGAGTATAATTCTCACCAATATCAGAACCATCTTCATATACGGTAACAACTAAACTATTAGTATCTACATTTTTATTTGTTATAATGAATCTTTGATTTTCAATATTCGAATCAACTATGTAAGAATCTTTTAAATATATACCTTCATATAAGTATGTTTCATAACTAAAAGATGTATTAGTTGAAGATACAGTCAAAGTTTCTGGTATAGTAAAAATAAAAGATTCGTTTTTTATAATTCCAGTGAATGAAGAACCTTTTTCTATTATGTATGGTTGTGTATCACCGGTAGCCTGAAAGTCAACTCTTACTTTGCATCTTGATGATCTTGATGATCTAGGCAGATAATTAAGTTCTTTTGCATGTGATAAGACAGAAGCTTCTAATTGAGAAGAATCTAGAAATGCCTCAGATATGGCCATATTCAAGTAAAAAGCATTCTTATAAGTATTATAAGCCATAATATCTAATAGAACAGACATATTAGAACCATCAAAATCATAGTCTTTAAACTGATCTTGTGATTTTAGATATGATTTAAAATCATTCTTTATGACATCAAAATCTAAACCTACTAGGTTTATTGAACTGTTGGCCATTATCTTGCTCTATTTAAAAAGAAATTAAAAGTTATGTCTTCTGGAATATTTATAATGCTAAATACAATCGTAATAAGATAAGCATTTCTATCATAGTCTGGAAATAATTCTACATTTTTTATTAATGCTCTTGGTTCACTGTTTTCTAAAGCTTCAAAGATAGTATCTTTTAAAGCTATTGCTGTTGGTCCATCCATAGGTTCAAATAACAAAGATGCTATCTTAGATCCTGTTGTTGATCTATAAAATCTTTCACCGTTTCTAGTAAAAATAATATTTTTAATAGAATTTTTTACAGAATTTTCATTGGTTATCTTTGCTAAGAATCCTGTTGCTGGATTAACATCTAAATTATTTGAAAAATCACTGTAATAGATGGGTTTATCTGTTAAACTTGTATATCTGTCCGAACGTGCCATTTAATTATCCTGCAAATACATTTCCTGAACCAGATGATATAATGTGATCACCACCATAAGCATCATCTTTTCTTCCTAATCCTTTACCATTAACAAATACAGTAGAAGAATATGTTGTAAGAACCGGAGCATGAGGATTACAGCATGGTCCTGGATAATCGTGTGTTATCATGGCATCTCCTTGTCTTACTACACCTATACCATTAACAAAAACATCACTAGAACCTTTATCAGTAGATTGTGTAGATGCGCTTGAACAGCAAATTCCTGAACCATCAGGTGATGCTACTGTATCTTCACTATCTTTTCTTGCTACTGCAGGCATTGTTTATCTCTTATTTATTAAGATCTATGCGTGGAGCCGATTGAGTCATATTACCATCTGATACTATATTAGTCGTTCCACCAACTAAAAGATTAAAATTGCCAGAACAGTTTAAATCCATGTTTCCGCGAGAACCGATATAAACATCTGCAGCTCCCATCTTTAAGTTACCGTGTGAATGAACTACTGCATCACCACCTATTGCAATTGCAGCATCGCCACCAACTTCAATATGAGCACCATCACCTATTGAAAGTCTAGCACTTCCACCTATCTTTATGTCACCATTTTCTTGAATAGAAAGTGTTAAACCACCCTTATCATACACATGTCTGTTTGCTACATTTACTTGTACTACTTTCCCATCTTCTGAAATTTCTGTATAAGTTCCGGATGGATGCTCGAGTCTATATCTTCTAGCGCCAGGCGTATCATCATAAGTTATCTTATGACCACCAGGCGTTTCTTCAACTCTAACTTTTGAGTACTGAGCATTAAAGGTTGTATTTGGTACTCTTTCTTCATCTCTTTTTATTGCCATAATTTAGCTCTTTAAACTCTGTATCTGTTGGTTAATATTATTTCTTAATCTTTGACATTCAGTAATAATTGTCGCTATCATTTCTAGTAACTTGTCGTTAGGTGTGTCTTCTAAGGAGTTTCCTAATGTAACAATTATATTGCACTGATCTTGATAAAATAATGAAGTTGATAAATTGCTAGTTGATGCTTTTATTTGAGTAATGTTTTTTCTAAATGTAGGGGCATCAGCAGGTTTTACTTGGCCAATAATTATTAATATGTTATTGACTAAATCTAATAAAGCCAAAAGTTGATCTCTTAAATTATTATTATTACTTTCTTTTTTACTTTGTAGTATTTGACTCGCAACTGCTGCAAAATTTGCAGCGCCAACCATATTGATTAGTTTTCCTGCAGGAGAAGTTTGAAATGTCTTTAACATACTTAAAACGCTTTGACCTAAAACGCCTGCTGCATTTTTAGGATCTATTTTCTTAATAACATCTGTTGCATTTTTACCAAATGGTACTTGTGTTGCTATAGTTTTAACATCAGCAAACTTTGAAGGACCATTAGCATCATTCTTTGCATATTGAATAATACTTTTCGTATCTAACTTTCTATCTTCAAGAGATCCACTAGTAACATATCTTATATCTTCTGTCTTAATATTAAAGTTACCAGGATCTTTTGATATACCTGTTGGTATATCTCTTCCTTCTTGATTTAAACTTCCGTGTTTACCTGCACTTGGCACTGTACCAATGATATAGGGTATTTGATTATCATTATCAATAAAAAAACCAAGAACTCTGGTGCCTTTTTGATAGCCAGGAGTAACACCAGCTCCTTTTACAGAAGTAGCAGTTACCGGAAATACTGGTCTAGCGTAGCGTAACTCACCATCTTTTAAACGACTCTGATCTTCAAAGATTCTTATCTTAGCTCTACCTGATTTTTCATCATCTTTTTCAACATCAACTATTTCTGCCCAGAAAAAATTCATTAACCAGTTCCTTTATTATAACCGCCCTTGGCAAGTTCCATAGTTGTTGTAGCTTTTGGTTTACTGTCATCAAATTTTATTATATGTTTTAAGTTAATTACTAACATATCTCCACCAAGTTGATCACCAGAACTAAAAGCTGTCATGTCACCAACTGGCTGTGATAGCTTTGCATTAACACCCTTTCCTACTGTGCACTTTATTCCGGAATCCAACATCACTTGTATAGTGCAAGATGGTCCGTTTTTTACTTCTTGTATGAATCTTTGTTCTTTATCGCTCTTTTCGGCTTGCATAGAATTTTTTTCTAATCTTTTATCGTGCGGTATAAGAGTAGTTGATCTTGGTCCTTCATTATTATATGTGTCTCTTACATAATAGTTACCAGCCTTTTTACCTTCTTCTGGGTCTTTTACCGGTCCTTCTTTATAACGTGCTTCGAGAGTATTGAATGTACTTACTTTGGCTGATTTTCTAGCATTTAATACATCAGTAATATCAAATCTACTACCAGAATTAAATGAAGCACCTTCTTGAAATCCAATTATATTATACCCTTGTGAATACATATCTTTAAAGTTTTCACCCATAGTAGGTTTATGAGTTAGATTTACTTGAGCCTGTAAAGTATCAAAAAGCTCTTCCAATGGTTTTAGAATAAAATTACCATCAGCATCTTCAAAATAAGTATAAGCTCCTGTTTTATACTTATCAGAAGTTAATCTAGTTCTAATGCCATGTATAGCATCAAATGGATTTAAATTAGAAATAATATAAGGTTCATTCTCTCCAATGTAACCTTTACTTGCAGTCATATTTAAAGTACCGCCAAGCTTTAATTCATCATGAATTTTTTTAATAGCATCACTACCAGTTATATTTTTAAATGATTTTTGTACTGTATTAGTTTTATTTTTAAAGAAGCTTTCACTAACCGCATTTAATTTAAAAGTTTGATATCTCATATTAGGAGAATAATTAGCATTTTCTGGAGATACTACTTTCATTTTTGTTTCATATACTTTCCCATAACCTGCATCAAATGCTATTCTAATATCTTCGTTACCTTGTAATTTCAATTGTTTTGCTATATTGTTATTGTCTATAATAACCATTTCTGCAGATCTAAATGGTTTAAATACACTTTCGCTAATTGACAACTCTTGAATATAAGGTGTCAAATCACTTCCATTTATAGTAATTTGTCTAAGTCTTGCTTCTCCAGGTGTTGGTAACATAATATTACTCTAACAATTTAATTCTTAAGTCTTCAGCTAATTGTAGTGAATAGTTAGCATCAATTAAACGTATTGATTTATTACGCTCATTTTTTTGTTTCTCATATTCATAACATGTTATTGCTGTCCAGAAAACAAATTCTGAATTTGATATATTTTCTACCATCGTATTTGCATGTGTAAACAAAGCAGATGTATTTGATGTTTCACCGACAACATAATAATTGTTTGTTGTATATCCACTAATATTTTTTATTACTATGGCACTACTATTTGAACTTATTACTTCGCCGGTTCCATTGGCTGTCTGATTTGATAAATTACTTTTAATATCAACCAATTCTCCAACCGTAAAAGAATTGCCATTTGTATAATTATTAACGTTAAGTTTTATAATTTTATTAGTATTAACAGTCCAATCTTCTTTTCTTCTTTCATAAGAAGAAATATTTGTTTTTACACCATAAATTGGTACATAATACTTTCTATGTTCATATGGCAAATTGTTTTCATAAAAGCTTTTAGTTATTTCTTCATCACCATCAGCCCAGTTTAACTGGTAGTGCTTAATTTTTTTAAGACTATTTTCAAAGCTTCCATACTTTTCTATAAGTAAAGAATTGAAATCTTCTTCAGATAGATACCATCCATAATATGGATCTACTATTCCATTTTGAAGCATTACTAACCAATCATATGTTGGATCTTTATAATAGTATTCAGCTACCTGGTCGGCTCTAAAATTATTTTCTATGTCATAAGTATAGAATAAATTTGTTTTTCTAAATTGATTTTTGCCAAAAGAAGCTCTTCTAGTTATATCTAGACATTCTTTATCGTTGTAAACTATACTTGGAAATTTATTAAAATAGTTTTCCATTTATTATCTCACTATAAACCTAGGATCTTTTCCGGGCATTTTGCCATCTATACTGTTTTTATCTCGTATACCAGTTACAACGTCATCTGGTGGAAGACTGTATTTTCCGATGCCACTACCATATGGTGGATAATTAGGACTACCTCTAATACCAAAATCTATTCCATCAACTTGAGATTGCCTTTCTAAAGATTCTTCTTTACTAGATGGCAATGTTAATCTATCATAATATTCACTCTCTAACCATGAGAATTCGTTGTACATTGTATAGAAAGTAAAAGTTACAGGTATTTTTAATAGATTGTTTGTATCTGCCCAATTAACTGGCATATCACCAATGGCTATTGGAAACGCTTCTGTCATTACATATTTTGCAATTAATATGCCAGCATCGTTATATACAAAAAGCTCTAGTGTAGATGCATAGTTTTCTTTATAATCAACTATAAACAAATCATCTATAGTATTTCTAGCATCATGTGTAAAGATAGTTTCTATCCATGACTTAAAAAAATCATAGTTTCTTCTTTGATTATCAAAATAAATGCTTAGAGTAATATCTCTAAATTGTACTGCTACTGGTCTTTTTTCAGCAAGACCATACGTATATCTTCTATACTCGTGAGTATTTAATGCTAAGCCAGGAATACTTGTAGCGTAACAGAAAAATTCTAAATACTTTGCATGAGATATCGTTTGTTGTAGAGTAGTAGTACGTTTATCAGGAGCTATGCCTGTAAATATTTGTGGTGGTGTTACTACTAAACGAAACTTATTGTTTCTAGTTAAACCACCAGCATCCGAAACTCTAGATCTAAATTCGTCTACATTAAATCCCGGCATTATAGTTTACTCATTGAATCTGACCATGCTCTTTCTTTTGTAGACTTGGCAAATCTTTCTGTTGGTAACATGATAGCTTTGTCCCAGTCTAAAGGACTAACATACTTAAAGCCAGATACAACATGACTATAGAGATATCTTTTTACACACGGTTTAAAATACTTAAACCTACTGGCTCCAGATAACATCTCATAGTTTAATTGTACTTTTGTATTCTCACCGATACTATCATTATTTATAGTACTATACAGACGATCCATCAAAACTGCTCTTGTTTCTGGTGGAATATAATGTAAATTAATTCCTAAGAAACCATCAGAATAAAAATTTATTGGAAATACGAGAGGAAACTTATCATAATAAGGTAAAGTCTGTTTATGTTTTGGATCGTACATAAACATGAACATGCTTCCCATAGTAGGAGAACCAGATACACCAGTCTTCATCATACTTGTTGGGTTTACTGACTTTATATTTTGAGCCTGATCTCTAAACCATTCTCTAGCATCTAATATGTCTTTATTAGATACTATGCCGGCCTTGTAACCCTTTTGTGCTAACTTCTGAAAAACATATGCCATTAGTATTTTATGTTCAACTCTTTTTCTGTTAAGATAAGGAACTGCCAATTACGTTCTTTGCAGAACTCTTGTGCTGCTTGCCACTTAGAGCTATTTATTCCCCAAGTCATGACTTCGTTTATATATCTTTTTGTCTTCTTATTTTGCTTTTGTGGTTCTATAGTTTGTTTTAATGGCTTGATCTCTACAACCATAGTCTGGCTTTTACCATCTTTAGTCTTTTTCTTAAGATAAAAATCTGGAAAATAACGATGTATCCTATTATCTATAGGTGATCTATATGGTATAGAAAACTCTTCGCTGCCCCATTCTACTATCTCCGGGTGAGAATCAACATAAAGCATAAATTTAAGTTCCCACCCTGACCTATAAATAATATTAGTCGGGTCGCCCTTATATTTCTGAGGATTTTTTGGTTTGAAGTAGCCTTGATGTAACATAAAAATATTTATAGGAAAAAAGATGCCTTCTAATTTACAGACCAACCAATCAAATTCAACGGGTGTTCTACAAGCCAGAAATCAATCACCGTTGACTGCTGCTTCAAGGCTATCTCCTCAAGAAGTAATTGCGCAAAACGCTATTGATGCTGCAAGGTTACAAAGATATCAATTTATTTCAGATAATCCTAAATTTTATATTTGTATTGGTGTACAAAAGTATGCTAGAATAAATGCTATGGAAGTAGCAAGAGGTAATAGTTTAGCACAAATTATATTACCAATGCCAATGCAACTTGGTGATACACAAAGAGTTGAATATACACCTACGGATCTAGGATTCACAGGAGCAATAGCAGTTGGTGCAGGAGCATCTATATTTAATACATTAACTGGTAGAGATACGAGACTTGGTCCAGGAGGTAGTGATTCTCCAATAACTGATAATCTCTCTATGGCCGGTGGTGGTATATTAGCTGGTATATTATCTGCTGTTGGAGGAGGATTTGATGCTGCTACTGGAGGTAGTCTTAGTGCTAGTGCTTCTGCTATAACAGGTCTAGCTATAAACAATTTTCAAGTATTATTATTAAAAGGTCCAACATATAAGATGCATGAGTTTACTTGGAAACTCTCTCCTAAAAATTTACAAGAATCAATTAATTTAAAAAATATGGTAGCAGATGTAAACAACTGGATGGCACCAGGAATAGAACTCGGAGGAGCTTTCTTTACATTTCCTGCTGTATTTAATATTCAATTTTCTCATCCTCAGTTTCTTTATAGATTTAAACCAAGTGTATGCACCGCATGCAGCATAAATTATTATGGCTCTGGAACACCAACATTTCATAAAGATGGTGAACCGGAAACTATTATATTAAAGATGTCTTTCTGGGAATTAGAATACTGGTTAGCTGGTCAGCACGCTAGAGCAGATGTTAGAGAAGGTGGTATGACACCAAACATGACTAACTTGACTAGCTGGAATCAAGCAGCTGTTCAAGGCATCCAAGCGGTAGAAGAAGTTAGATCTAGTGCAGGTCCAGGAGCATTTGAACCCTAATTACAATGGAGTGAAATAATATGTCATTGCCTAAAATTACACATCCAACAAGCGATGTGACGATACCTTCTAACAAGAAGAAGATAAGAATAAGACCTCTATTAGTCAAAGAAGAAAAGATTCTTCTTATGGCAAAAGAAAGTACTGATGAAGCTGATATATTAACTGCTTTAAAGCAAGTAGTTAATAACTGCATCATCACACCTAATATTGATGTGAATGATTTTACCATCTTTGATTTAGAGTATATCTTTATTAAGATAAGATGTTTTTCTATTGGTAATATAACTAATGTTAGTTACATCGATAATGAAGATGAAAAACCTTATAGTTTTGCTATAGATTTAAATAAGATAGAAGTAGTTTTTCCAGAAGATGTTTCCAATAATGTTAAGATTACAGATAATATCTCTGTAACATTAAAATATCCTACAGCTAAATTGTATGATGATAAACAATTGTTAAAACAAGATGGTCAAGATGTAATTGAGTATTTAATACTTTCTTGTTTAGATAAGATTTATGTTGGTGAAGAAGTAGATGACTTTAAGAATCTTACCAAAGAAGAGATACTCGAATTTTTAGAAAATCTACCTGTTAAAGTATATGATGAGATCAAGTATTTCTTTAATAATATACCATACATGAAGTATGAAATAAATTATAAAAATTCATTAGATCATGATAGACAAATAGTATTAACAAATTTAACTGATTTTTTTTCCTTTCGCTGAGCCATAACACACTAGAGAACTATTATCAAACAATCTTTAGTTTGGTTCAGCATCATAAATACTCAATAGAAGATCTTGAAAATATACTACCATTTGAACGAGATATATATGTTACTCTTCTGAATAATTATTTGAAGAAACTAGAAGAAGATCAAAAGGCTAGAAATAATGGCTGAAAGTTTATCAGATAGAGTAAAAGCTGCATTAAAAGAAGGGTTTGGTCAAGCCGCTGCCGAAAGATTTGGCAGCGCGGGAAGATATGTAAATTCTAGATTAAATGATCAAAGTCCAGAATCTTTTAGAAAAATAGTAAGTAGAGATTTCAGATCTGGTGCTTCTAAAAATTTTGGAACTTTAGGAAGAGCTATAGCTAATCCGGAAGAGTCAAAAAAAAATTTTAGTAAGTCTTTTGCGGATTCAGTGACTTCATCCAATAGTAGATTGACAGGTGAAATTTCTGGAATAAAAGAACAAAATACTAGTATAGCTAATAGTCTAACGTCAGTTAATAGAAGACTTAGAAGACTAGATGATAAATTAGAAGATATGTTATTATCTCAAGAAAGAATTGAGATAACCATAAATCGACTTCTCTATAAAAAAGAACCTCCACCAGTAATAGAACAAACTGTTAATAACGTTACTAATAACGTTACTAATAATATTACTAATAGCGCTCCACCAGTTGGCGGTGGAGGAAGAGGTGGAGGACGTGGTGGAGGTAGAGGTGGAGCAGGAAGGGCAGCTCTAGGTCTTGGTGCAGCGGGTGCAGTTGGAGCTGCAGCAGGTGCAGCTGGAACTTCAGCAGTTATGGGATCCGGATCCAATGCACAACCTTCTAATGCAACTCAAGGTACTACAACTCCAGGAGCATCACAATCACAAAGTTCTTCCGGAGTAACTCCTGGATCTAGTGTAGCTTCAACTGGCGGTGGCGGCAGATCATATCAGCCAAATCAAGATGCAAGACCAGCACCAACAAATTTCACTGGTTCTAATGCAGAAGCTTTTGCTAAGATTGAAGAAGCAGCTAGAAAAGCTGGTTCTCCAGATCCAAAGCTAACTGCAGCTATAGCTATGTTAGAATCCGGTTGGCTAAAAAGCTCGATGACAGCGCGAGCTAATAATCCATTTGGTCAAACAATAGTACAAAGTCAAATAGGAAAAGATGGAATTGTAGGTGGAACTAGAGGTGCTGATGGTCAGCAACACGCTGTTTATGACAGTTTAGAGTCTGCAATTAAACACCATATTAAAAGATGGGGAAATCGATATTCGGATGATCCGCAGAAAACATTATCCAATTTAGTTGCTGGTGGTTATAATACAGTTAATCCAAGATGGGCACCATCTGTATATTCTATATATTCAGGAAGTAATAGAAATACAGCTGGAGGTTCAACTCCACAATCTGGAACAAGTCAAAATCCTACAGCGGCTCCAACTACCGGAGGATCATCACCAGCTCCGACAACAGTAGATACTAATAGACAAACTTTACCACAAACACCTACAAATGATGCAGGTGTGCCAACACAAACCATGTCAGGAGTATTGCCACAACATCCTTCTCAAACACGTGGTGGTGGTACTGATACACAAGCAATGTATCCACAGGATAGAGCTGGTCCAGAACCTTGGCAAGGAAGTCGTGGTGGAAGTGAAAGAATAGGTGGTGGCCAAAGACGACAGCAAGGTGGTATGGTTACATTAAAAACACCTGGCGGTAGACCATATCAAGTAGCTGCTGAACACGCTGATAAGTTTGAAGGTTTTGTTAATGAGCTAGAAGGATCTGGTTATAAAATTAATTCTATTGGAGGATATGCTAATAGAACAACTGCTGCTGGTGGATTTAGTTATCATTCTAAAGGAATGGCCATTGATATTAACCCATCACAAAATCCTCACACGTTTCCGGGAAATCCAAATTATGGCAAGACAGATATGCCAGCAAATATATCTGCAATGGCACGTAAGTATGGATTAGGTTGGGGTGGTGATTGGCGTTCTTCTAAAGATACAATGCATTTCTCTGCTGGCGAGAGAGAAGGTGGATCAGGAGGCTCTGGCGATGCCCGTGGTGGTACTATGGCCGGTGGTGAAAATGAATCTAGAGGAGGTGCTGGTGGCAGTCAACCGGGTGGTAGAATGACAGCTTCTCCGAGTGGAGGTGCTGGAATCAGTATGCCCGGTGGAAGAATAGGTGGAGGTATTGGTGGCATGCTAGGTGGTGGTATGATGCCTAGCATGAGTATGGGCGGAATAGGAATGATGGGAAGAGGTGGTATGATGCCTGGCATGGGTATGATAGGTGGAATGGGAATGATGGGAAGAGGTGGTCTTGGTGGAATAGGCGGTATGATAGGTGGTATGTTAGGTAGCAGAGGAGGTCCTGCAGGAGGATTTATTGGTAGCATGCTTGGCAGCGCAGTAGGAAATCTTGCGCAGAGTGCTTTAAGGCCGGTACAACCACAGATAAGAATTGGTGAAGATATTGGTAGAAGATCAACAGAAATGTCGTATGCACCGAGACAACAAAGATCTTCTACAGTAGGACCACAAAATCAAACAACTCACACTACTCCAAGCACAAGAAGGTTTGGTGTTGATTCGATACCGACAGTTACACCTACTGGAGGTTTTGCCGAAGTATTAGGTGCTGGTGTCGCAGGTGCTTTAGTAGAAGCATTAGGAAGTAATAGTATTTCGGTCAATAGAAGAGCTAGAGCGGGCTCAATGGTATCATAAAAAAGAAGGGGGCGAAAGCCCCCTTTAAGTTTAAGCCTTAAGCTTCTTGAAGAATTCCATCTCATCTTCTTCATCTTCCTCAAATGAAGGTGCAGATGAAGTTTTAAGTTGAGGAGCAGGTTCTGAACGAGCCCACGGAACATCCTCTTCTTCAGCTTTACGGACAGTTGTACTAGCAACTTCAAGTACAGTATTCAACTTAGTCTTCAAATCATCATAGCTCTTGAAGTTTTCTGGAGCAAGGAAAGCCTGAAGAGGATATTCTTTCTTCCAAAGCTTCTCAAGTTCTTCATCATCATTAAGCAATGCAGAAGCTGCGCTGAACTCTGACTTATCATAGTTGCGATAGCCTTCAACGTTACGAATCTTCAAGTTGAAATTAGCACCCTGCCAGAAGTCGAATGGATTGATAGGTGCTTCATCAGGAAACTGAGGATTCATCAAGTCATTGAGCTTATCAAAGATCTTCTTGCCATACTTAAACAAGAATACCTTGCCCTCGTTCTCAGGATTAGCAGGATCCTTAACTACATAGATGTTAGAGATGTAGTGGAGACGGCGCTTCTGTGCACGAGCTTGCTTACGAGAGTCTGAGTTATCATCAGACGATAGGTTCCAAAGATAGCTATTGTATTCGCTAACAGGATCCTTCTGACCGATTGAAGTGAGAGAGTTTTCGATGTACCACTTACCCGATGGTCCCTTAAAGCCATGATCAAAGAGACGAACGAACGGGATATCTTCACCAGCAGGAGCTGGGAGGAAGCGAATAACAGCATAGCCGTTACCAGCTTTATCTACTGAGGGAGACCAGAAACGATCGTCACCCTTCTTCTGTTCTTGGGGATTTGAAAGCTTATTAAGTTCAGCAGTAAGTTTATCGAGGGACTGCGAAGATGCTTTCTTAAGTTGTGAAAAGTCTACCATTGTATTTCTCCATATAAGCGTTGTATTGCGTTGTATAACAGTGTGTAGCAGCAACAGCTGCACATCTATTTATATGCTTCTTAGCTAAATTTGTCAACTATAACAGATTTTATTTTAGTTGCATCAAAGTTCAAGAAAGATCTATACTTCTTGATCTTAAAAGAAACTTGATCCCAGATAGGATCGTCTTTAAGTTTCTTATTCCAATGTTTGAAACAACCAGTCACCTCGACCAAGATGACTAGTGTCTCTATTGAAATCTCTTTTCGAAGGTAAAGTTTTAGAAGGTGTGGATGATCGTACTCTTCTACCAAGAAGTTCTCATCAAAGTTTTCTTTAAGCTTTGATAGTTCTGTCTTGAATATATAAGTCAACGACTGAATCCTTTTAGTCCAGTCGTTGTATCTTGTCTGAGCTATTTCATTATACGCTAAGTCTTTAATCCAGACTTTCTCATCTTCTACTAAGTTAGCAATCAAGAATCCTTTAGGATCTTTGTGCTTAGCAAGTTTCTCAAAGAAGATCTTATCTTTTCGTGAATTAAAAGAGTCAGCCTTTACACTCGTCTTACCATTGTATTTGACATAGTCATAGCTCTTCTGAGTAAAGTGGTTTTTCAAAGCCACATACTCTTTGTAACATTCAAATGCTGACATCTTACGGTCTGTATCCATTCTCAATCAATATCTTTTTGACATATTCTCTAAAAGCTTTTTCGTTATCTAATAGATATGCCTGATAAAGTTCCCATACGAGATCATATTTTTTGCCGTAGATAGTGTATTTACGTCTTCGTAATTCATCAATAAGATCTAGATCATCAAAATCGGAGAGGTCTTCGTCATCTATCCAAACTTCTTTGTACGGCATTACACTCTCCTATATTGGAAGTCTTGCACTCTTCTTCATGAAGTTAAGATTCTCTGCTTCAAACTGAAGCTTTGATTTCATCACAGGATCTTTCTTAATGACACTAGCCAAGAACTCAATCTCTAAACCTGACTTCTCACAGTAGTGCACAATCGCATCGATGTACTCTATGTTTTTATCTCTCACCAAGTTCTCAATCTCTTGGACGTAGTTCACATTAAAAATAAGATCTTTCATTGATTACTTTCTGAATTGGTAGGGGTGCCCGGATTCGAACCGAGTCAAGAACGCTAATCGGGCGCTAAAGGGATTATAAGGCCCTCCCGTGTACCAACACCCACCCCCATAAATTTTAACGATTATATTGCTTACGCCATATGTAAGTGTCTAGCCTCACGATAAAGCTTGCTATGCTATCAACAAGCCTGCTATTCCAAAACCAATGATCATAACGCTTAGACATGTATGGCTCCTTAAAATGGTGATCACTGATGGATTCGAACCATCGACCCACAGCTTAGAAGGCTGTTGCTCTATCCTGCTGAGCTAAGTGACCAATAAACTGTGGTGGGGATTCTGTTTCCAAGCTCCCCACCGAGCTCATGCTTAGGCAGCTACTGCCATAGCGAAAGGTGCATTATCGTTTGCATCTATACGTTGCTTTCGGTCTCTTCGTACTTTTACTACGCACGTCGATCCTATTTCGCCCCCATCAAAAACACACGGCGTAGTTGTTCACTACCTAGGAATTCCAGCCCTCTGTCGGATTGCAGACCAACATACTTGCTACCTGCTGCAACCGTGTGTTTATGGTGGAGGCGGCGGGTACTGCCCCCGCGTCCGAAACGTTTATTCTGAACGCCTCAACGACCTCAGCATGATTATTTATACCACTACTGTCTAACATTGTAAACAGTTAATTTGTCTTTTTCTACTTTCATTGTGCAACTCTTGATATCTTTAAAACGTGATCCGCCGAAACGTGAATAGTCTCGACCACCATCGATGAAGAAACCACCATAGTCTTTATAGTCATGACGATAGCGAGAGTAGTATGCTGTATCATCAACAACAATACCATAGAATGGTTCAGTAGCAGTGATACCATTAGATATCATGACATGACCGGCATCATCAAACCAGATAGCAAAGTAGTTCGAGCCTTGTGGGTGTGCTTCTTCAGTGTAGAAGATAGCAGCTGGAAAATTACACCAGCCACCATCTTTGTTTTTAAGACAACTCTCAAACACAAACTTGCCATTGTACTTCTTTTCAAGAAGCTGCAGCTGTTCGGGAGTAAACATCTTGCATTCATTGACAATCTTCATGATACCACCTTCAAAAGGATTGTGTGTTCGTTGATGCGTGCTGCTAGGGGTGCATCACCCTTAGCTTCATCCATCAGTTTTCTCAAGACCAGCTTACCACCGTTTAGAACTTTGTCAACGAAGTATTCTGGCTTACGACCGCAACGCTTAGTCATTGTTGTAGACTCATCATAGCCGATGATAGTGGTTCGCTTGACGTCGAGACCTGCAGGTCCACGTGCACGGAACACTGTCAGCAGCTTATACTTCGTATTGAAAGTCCAAAGCTCCTGAGCACCTAAGACTTTATCAGGAGAGATAGAAGCAATCTTGTACTCATTGCTTTCTTTCATGTAGATAAAGTTCTTAAGCTTCTTCTCAGCAGATACAGCACGAGGCTTACGAGGAGCTCGAAGCTTTTTAGTAACGTCACCATAACGTTCAGCATCTTCGATCAATGAGTTGATGAACAACACACGAGCTTCAAGCTGCTTCTTAGTAAGGTGCTTATAAGCTTCTTTGAGCTGATCACATTTACCTTCGTGTGCTTCACAAAGTTCTTCGAGCCACGGACGATAGTGGTCGATGATCTTGGTAGCATACATAGCAGGTATCTGGTTTTTCTGAAGATGATCGTATAGAGAGAACTCGACACCAGAGTCGATGATCTCTTCGATGTCACCGATGATATCATTAGCACGTTCTTTCATACGATCTTGAATAGAAACTTTCTCAACAGGAGTCTCTGGCTTTTCTACTTCGATAACACGAGACAATGCTTCTTTAAGCTTGGACTCAAAGAAAGACATGGTGCTATCTTGCACAGTACAACCACGAGACAAGAGACGTGAGATAGACCCGATCGTGGTAGGAAAATATTGGTCAGGTACTCGCATGACTTGCTTAGCTTCACGATCACGCTTGATAGACTTAAGATAGTCACGCGTGTACTCTTTGTACTCTGAGGTAGAGCACATGGCATTATACCAATTAAGAGCCTTACCAAGTTGTGAATCTGACAATTGGCCACGGAGTTCAGGCTCATCACCCATGTACTTTAGATTGACCAAATATGCCTCAGATCGTGTGACCCGCGGCTTCTTTACTTTGACGCGTGCATTGAGCGCCGGTCTACGTGCTGCTTTAGCCATGATTATCACCTCTTATAAGATTATTATACCAAAGCAGCGAAAAATGTCAACCGATATTTTCGCTGCCTCATTGACCATATGTATATACTACCACAGGGACCGGCGAAGTAAACCGATTTTTTTTCGAAAAAAGTGATTTTGGCTGTTTACAAATGATGAGGACTTGGTATTATCAGAAAGTAAGCTGAATACAGACACTAACCAATCACACAGGAGTATATAGCATGGCACACATGATTGAGATGCTCAACGGTAAGGCTCAGATGGCCTACGCTGGTGAGACCCCTTGGCACGGCCTTGGTACTAAGGTTCCTGCCGACCTGACCCCTGCCCAGATGCTCGAAGCAGCCGGTCTTGACTGGACTGTCACGAAGGTTCCGGCCTTCGCTGAGGTTGCCGGCAAGAAAGTTCCGGTTGGCCGCTCAGCACTGGTCCGTAACATTGACGACAAGATCATCGACGTTGTCTCTGATGACTGGAACGAGGTCCAGAACCAAGAAGCCTTTGACTTCTTCAATGACTTCGTCCTCTCCGGTGATATGGAGATGCACACTGCTGGCTCGCTTCGCGATGGCCAGATCGTGTGGGGCTTGGCCAAAGTCAAGGAATCTTTCGAGCTGTTCAAGGGTGACGTTGTTGAGTCCTACCTCTTGTTCTCGAACTTCCACAAGTATGGTTTCTCCACTGACGTGCGCTTCACACCTATCCGTGTGGTGTGCAACAACACTCTGACCCTCTCGCTTAACTCTGCGGTTGAGCGTATGGCTAAGATCTCTCACCGTACCAAGTTCGATCCTGACAACGTCAAGATGATGCTTGGCATTGCTGCTGACAAGCTTGCCCAGTACAAAGAAATGGCTGGCTTCCTTGGCTCCAAGAAGTTCAATGACGAGTCTATCGTTGACTACTTCAAGCGTATCTTCCCTGTTACCGGTGTTACCGACAACACCAAGAAAGAGCTTTCCAAGAATGCTGGTATCGCTCTTGAGTTGCTTGACCAGCAGCCCGGTGCAGAGTATGCTCAGGGCACTTGGTGGCAGGCTTTCAATACGGTTACCTTCATGACTGACCACGTCATGGGTCGTAATCAGGATACCCGCCTTGCCTCTTCGTGGTTTGGCACCAACCGCAACCTCAAGACTCAAGCACTTGAGACTGCAATCGAAATGGCGGAGGCTGCGTAAGCAGCCTCTCTTTCTCTAGGAGATATATAATGAAGAGCGACCTCGAAATCCTCGTTGAAGAAGACATGATTGCAGCCGGTTATGATCCTACCATATGGGCTGACGTATTGGAATATTGGAGAGAACGACTTGATTGAAATTTATAGCAAAGATAACTGCGTTCACTGTGTATCTGCTAAGAGTCTGCTGACTACTAGAAATAAACAGTTTACAGAACATAAACTTGGTGTAGATTATACCAGAGAACAACTGCTTGAAAAGTTTCCTAACGCTAGGTCTTTTCCTGTAGTTGTCATCGATGGTTATCATATCGGTGGATTCACTGAGTTGAGCAAGATCTTGACTGAAGAATCTCTTGATACGCGAAAGCTTTTGAACGAGGAAAAATAATGGTTACTGATCGTGAAGAAATGGTGAAGCTCCTTAAGAAGGGAGCTGTTGATCTTACGTTTACTAAAGTTGATGGTTCGCTCCGCACTATGCGTGCAACGTTGAACCCTAAGCATATGCCTCCGCAGATGAAGAATGAAGATATTGAAGCTGCTGAGACACATCGAAAAGAAAATCCGGATGTTCTTCCCGTCTGGTCAATCAATGATCTAGGATGGCGGTCATTTCGACTAGAGAATATCCTCAGTGCACAGTACATTGAAGGATACGAATAAATAACAAGGCTCTTCGAAAGAAGAGCTTTCTTTTTTCTAATCATAGGAGTTCAAATGACATGGCATATTGGGGTTATCATCTCGTATTAGACTGCGCCGATCTTGATGCACACGCTATCAATGATTACGATACAATTTACAGATTTACAAAGCAATTGGTTAATGATATAGATATGGTTGCTTATGGTGAACCACAGATCGTTAGCTTCGGTAGCGGAAACAAAGCCGGTTACACTCTTGTACAGTTGATTGAAACTTCAAACATCTGTGCTCATTTTGTTCCTGATGATCTCGAGGGTGGCAATGCTATGTACCTCGATGTATTTTCTTGTAAGCCATATGACAACCAGATCGTTATCGATCTTGTAAAGCAATACTTCAAGGCAAAGTCAATTAGACCATCTTTCTTGACACGCCAAGCTTAATAAAAAGGGATTAATATATTATGGAAGTGAATGAACTGTCTGCTAATGCTAAGGGTGGCACTGAACTCATGATGGAGAGACTCCATCAGAGTATTGATAAAGAACTTCTTGATCAGTGTCAAATCATTCCGTCTCGTGTAAGAGAGTTGGATGAAACTAAAGTTAGGATTCTTTGGCAACATGACCTTCCGGGTGATCCTGAATCTGAGCATCTAAAGAATGGCGGACACGATCGGTTCCATAAGATCGTGTTCGTCTCTAACTGGCAGATGCAGGCTTATATCAATTATTATAATATCCCGTGGTCTAAGTGTGTAGTCATGCAGAATGCTATCACACCTATTGAACCACATGAAAAATCTAAAGATAAAATTAAATTAATCTACACACCAACACCTCATCGTGGGTTACAAATTCTTGTGCCTGTGTTTGAAAAG